ACTACAACAAGTGCATATGGAGATGCAGGTAAAGGAAGAAAAGTTCCAGAATTTACAAGAGGTGGTGGAGCTGCAATTAGAGGCATGGGATTCAAAGGCGTATTCTAATGGGTCTTAAAAAATGGTTCAATGAAAAATGGGTCGATATAGGATCACCTAAAAAAGGAGGAGGGTATAAAGAATGTGGAAGAAAATCTGCAAGTGGATCAAAAAGAAAGTACCCCAAATGCGTGCCTGCTGCAAAAGCAAACCGAATGACAGACTCGCAAAAGCGTTCTGCTGTTGCAAGAAAGAGAGCAGCCGGTAATCCTGGAGGCAAACCAACAAACGTCAGCACCTTTACCAAGAAGTATTATGGTGGTATGATAGAAATCTAGGAGAATTATGGCAGAGAAATTATCAGATAAATTAAAAGGATTATTCAAAAGAGCAGACACTAGTCTTGGAAAAGGTGTAGATAGACTTAAAAATTATCCTGCAAAAATTAAAAGTTTACCTAAAAAGGGTTATGATAAAGTTAAAGTTATGTCAGATGTTTTGTCAAAATCTATTATAGGAAAAGGTGCAATTACAAAAAAATTAGACAAACCTGCAAGTGCATCAAAAGCTTTAATTACTGCAAAAGCAGCTAAAAAAGCACGTGCTATAGGTAAACTTAAAACTATCGGTAGATTTGCAAGTAGAGCTGCATTACCTGTTGCTGCAGGATTCGAAGCAGCTAATCTTGCATATAAAGTTGCAACTTTATCTCCTGAAAAAAAAGCTAAAATTAAAAAATTAAAAACAGAATTAAGTAAAAAATCAACAAAACAATCTCATGCAGATTTATTAAAAATGAATACAGGAGGAGATACAATGGGTTTAAAAGCAATACCAGAAGGAAAAGAAAAATCATTAGGTAAATTACCAACTAAAGTTAGAAACAAAATGGGTTTTGAAAAAGATGGTGGTATAATGAAAGCTTATAAAGGTGCAGAGGCTAAAGGTTATGGCGCAGCTAGAACTCAAGGCCAAGGTTTACAAGATGAGAATTTAATACCAGGAAAGTCTTTGGATTATTACAAAGACATAATGTAATGAATTATGGCTACGTCAGGAACTACAGCATTCGATCTTCAGATCGATGACATTATTGAAGAGGCATACGAACGATGTGGTATGCGGACTAATAGTGGGAATGACTTACGTAGCGCAAGAAGAAGTTTAAATCTTTTATTTTCAGAGTGGGGTAACAGAGGTATTCACCTTTGGAAAGTTAAGTTAAATGAAAAAGCATTAGCTGCGGGAACTGCAACATACACAGTAGATACAGATGTTAATGATGTTCTTGAAGCATATATATCTACAACAAACGCAGCAGGAAACACTTCATCAACAAACGATATTTCATTAACAAAAATTGATAGATCAGCTTATGCTGCACTTCCAAATAAATTACAAAGAGGACAACCATCACAGTATTATGTTGATAGACAAACAACACCAACTATAAGTTTATATTTAGCTCCTGATGCAACTACATATACAACATTAAAATTTTATACAATCAATAGAATTGAAGATGCAGGTGGATTTACAAAAACACCTGATGTCGCTTATAGATTTTTACCTTGTATGTGCTCTGGCCTTGCATATTATTTATCACAAAAAAGAGCACCAGACAGAATTCAATTATTAAAACAATTATATGAAGATGAATTAATTAGAGCATTAAACGAAGATGGTTCAAGAACTTCAGTTTATATTTCTCCACAAACTTATTTTGGGAGTGGTTCTTAATGAGTTACGCAACAGGAAAACATTCTAAAGCTATCTCCGATAGATCTGGCCAAGCATTTCCTTATAAAGAAATGGTAAAAGAGTGGACAGGTGCTTTAGTTCATATATCAGAATTTGAACCTAAACACCCACAACTAGATCCTCCTTATCATAAAGCAGATGCAGTAGCTTTACAAAATACAAGATCAATGAGATTTCAACAACCTACAACTGTTGCAGCTAACGATACAACTATAGCTGATTCTGGTGGTATAACAGTTGGTGTTGCAAATTTAACTTTACCTGGACAATTCGGTTTTTTAAATCAGGGTACATCTTCAATGATTCCTGCAGATCCATCATTACAAAATAGAAGAAGGCAAGTTTCTATGCAAATTAATTCAGTAACCGTGAGTATTACATAATGGCTATATCATATTCAGATTTTTTAACACAAGTACGAAACTATACAGAAGTAGACTCAAATGTATTAAGTGATACTATTATTGGACAATTTATAAGAAACACAGAATTAAATGTAGCAGGAGCCGTGGACTATGATGACACAAGAAAATACGCAACTTCATCATTTACTGCTAATAAAAGATATTTAGTAACTCCTGCGGATTTTTTAGTTATTAGATCATTACAAGTATTTGCAGATACAAGTATTACTAGTGCTAGAACTTTTTTAGAAAAAAGAGATACTAGTTTTATATCAGAATATAATGGCAGTAACACAACTGGATTACCTAAATACTATGCTAATTGGGATGATGCTTCGATTGTTGTAGCACCAACTCCAGATCAAGCTTATGGGGTACAACTTAATTATATTATTACACCACCAAGTTTTACCTCTACTAACAATACTTATTTATCAACATACCAACAAGGAATGCTTTTAGATGGAGTGCTTACAGAGGCTTTTGCTTATCTTAAAGGTCCAATGGATATGTACAACCTATATAAAAGTAAGTATAATGAAAGTGTACAAAATTTTGCTCTCCAACAAATGGGGAGAAGAAGACGAGCAGAATACGATGATGGAGTACCTAGAGTTCAAGTACCTTCACCATCACCATAAAAAATTAAAGGAGAAATATTATGGCTATAACTACTAACGCAATTTGTGATTCTTTTAAAAAAGAATTACTTCAAGGAAAACACGACTTTGATACATCATCTGATACTTACAAATTAGCAATGTATACAAGTTCAGCAACATTAGGAAAATCAACAGAAAATTATTCAACAAACCCAGGTGGTGGATCTAATACTGAAGTTACTTCTTCAGGATACACTGCAGGTGGTAAAGCACTTGTTAACCAAGGTGTAAAAGTGTCATCATCAGTAGCAATTACTGACTTTGCTGATTTATCTTTTACTGGTGTTACATTAACAGCTAGAGGGGCTTTAATTTATAATACAACAACTGATGGTGGTTCGAATACTACTGATGCTGTTTGTGTTTTAGATTTCGGTGGAGATAAAACTGCAACTGCAGGAACATTTACAATTCAGTTCCCTGCATTTACAACGTCTGCAGCAATATTAAGATTAACGTAAGGAGAAGTTTAAATGGCACTTGTCATTAACGATAGAGTTAAAGAGACAAGCACCACTACAGGCACTGGAACATTAAACCTTGGTGGAGCTGCACTAGACTTTGAATCATTTGTTTCTGGAATAGGAACAGGTAACACTACCTACTATGCTATTTCACAAGCTGGAACAGGTAATTTTGAAGTTGGTATAGGGACTGTTACTGATGCAACTCCTGATACTTTATCGAGAGATACTATTCTTTCAAGTTCTAATTCTGACAATGCTGTCAATTTTGGAGCAGGGACTAAAGATGTATTTTGTACTCAACCTGCATCTAAAGCAGTATATCTTAATGCTGCTGGAGATCCAGTTGGTGCAGCAAGTGTAGGGGAGGCTACAGCTTTAGCTGTAGCATTAGGATAAATTATGGCAAATACTTTTAAGGTTAAAACTTCAGACAACTCTAGTACGAATGCAGATACATTCGCTACAATTTATACTGTGCCCGGTTCTACCACTACAATTGTATTAGGTTTAACAATTGCAAACTTATTGAGTCAATCTATTGAAGGAACTGTATTTTTAGAAAATGCTGATGGAGATAATGTCAACATAGCAAAACTAGCCGCAATCCCTGCTAAATCTGCATTAGAACTAATGACAGGAAATAAATATGTAATGGAGACAGGAGATGTACTTAAAGTAAAATCAGATGTGGCAAACAGCTTTGATGTTACTTTATCAATAATGGAGATTACTTAATGCCTGGTTATATTGGTAATACTCCTACACAAACTATTGAATTAGCTGATAATGAAGTAACTACAGCTAAAATAAATGATGCCGCAGTAACTACAGCTAAAGTAAATGATGATGCAGTAACAGCTGCTAAATTAGCTAACTCTATTAACTCAGAGATTGCTGCTAACACAGCTAAAGTAACTAACGCTACACATACAGGTGAGGTAACAGGATCTACAGCATTAACTATTGCTAATAATGCAGTTACAGCTGATAAGATATCAGATGGTGCAGTTTCACTTGCAAAACTTTCTGCTACAGGAACAAAAGACAATACAACTTTTTTAAGAGGAGATAATACTTTCCAAGTTGTTAGCACAGATCTTGTTGATGATACTACACCACAACTAGGTGGAAACTTAGATGTAAATGCGAAAGATATTGTTTCAACTTCAAACGCAGATATTGATATTATTCCTAATGGAACGGGTAAAACAAATTTTGGTGGTACGAATGGTATTGTACTTCCATCTGGAACTACTGCACAAAGAGTAAATACAACTGGTGTATTAAGATTTAATACCACAACTGGATTAGCAGAATATTTTAATGGATCCGAATATAAATCTCTTGATGCTCCACCAACTATTAGTTCAGTATCACCTACTGAAGTAGACAGTAATGCAGGTGGAAACCAAACGATAGTTATTACTGGTTCGGGTTTTGCTTCTGGAGCTACTGTAACTTTTGTTGGAAATGCAGGAACAAATTTTAATGCAGCATCTTTGACAGTAGATAGTGGTACACAAATTTCAGCAGTTGCACCTAAATCATCTTTTTTAAATGCTCAAGAACCTTATGGTGTAAAGGTCACTAATACTTCTGGATTAGCAGCAACATTAGCTGGTCAAATTAGTATAGACACTGATGTTGCTTGGACAACTTCAGCAGGTTCTTTAGGTAGTATTAGAGATGACGCAACAGGAACACATTTTACAGTTGTAGCAACAGACCCAGATGGTGATACAATTACTTATTCAGTTACAGCAGGTTCATTACCTGGAGGTTTATCCTTAAATTCTTCAACAGGTGCTATTTCTGGTGATCCAAATACTGTTACAAGTAGCACAACTTCAACTTTTAGTATAACAGCAACTACAACAAACGCTACGGCAGTCAGAGAATTTTCAATTACAGTCACTACATCACCTTATAGTGCTGACTTTTTAGTTATTGCTGGTGGTGGAGGTGGTGGTACTGGTCAATTCGGTGATCAAGGTGGTGGCGGAGGCGCTGGAGGATATAGAAATTCTTTTAATAGCGAAAGTTCTGGTGGTAACAGCTCTTCTGAAAGTGCTCTTACTTTTAATCCAGGAACAGTTTATACAGTCACTGTAGGTAGTGGAGGTGGAAGTTCATCCCAAGGAAATAGTTCATCTGTTTCTGGTTCAGATATATCAACTGTAACATCTGTCGGTGGTGGAAGAGGAGCTACTAATAATAGTTCAAACGCTGGTTCAAACGGTGGTAACGGAGGTTCTGGTGGAGGTGCAGCTAGTGCTGACATTTCTGTTACTGGAGGTTCCGCAACTTCAGGTCAAGGATCTAATGGTGGAAATAGAAGTGGAGGTGGAAGTCACTCTTCTGCAGGTGGCGGAGGTGCAGGCCAAGTAGGTGATACTGGAAGTGGAAACACTGGAGGAGGTGGAGGAAATGGTTTATCTTCTTCGATATCAGGTTCATCAGTCACAAGAGGTGGTGGCGGTGGTGGTGCAAATAATGGTAGTGCAAGAGGCGGTGGTTCTGGCGGTGGCGGAACTGGTAGAGGTGGTTCAGACGGAACAGCAAATACCGGTGGCGGTGGCGGTGGTGCTAGAAGTGGTGGTTCAGGAGTTGTAATACTTCGTGTCCCTACTGCTAGTTATTCATCAACTACAACAGGTTCTCCTTCAGTTTCAACATCTGGTTCAGACACAATAATGGTATTTAACAGTAGTGGGAGTTACACAGGATAATGGCTAATTTTGCAAAATTGGGAATAGGAAATATAGTTGAAAGAGTAGAAGTAGTGTCTAATGATATTGCAACTACTGAACAAGCAGGTGTAGAATTCTTACAAAATTTATATAAAGACAGAACTGTTTGGAAACAAACTTCTTACAACACTGATAGCAATAATCATAAACTAGGGGGTACACCTTTTAGAAAAAACTTTGCTGGAATTGGTTACCAATACGATGAAGGAAGAGATGCTTTTATAGCACCTAAACCTTTTGACTCTTGGGAATTAAATGAAGAAACTTGTATATGGGAACCACCTGTTGTTTATCCTTCAGACGGGTCAGAGTATTCTTGGAATGAAGAAACTAAAAATTGGGATAAAGTAGTATATGAGGAAACTGAATAATGGGAAAAGCAAGAAACTTAGCTAATCTTTTGAATGCAAGTGGTGATGTAAAATCAGATCACTTAGATAACGTACCTGCAAGTAATAATGCAAGCGCACTTACTACAGGAACTTTACCTGCAGCAAGATTACCTGCAAATATTACAGATACAGGAACGGAAGGTACTAAGCTTGCGTCAGGTACTACAGCACAACGGGGTTCTACTACAGGTCAAATAAGATTTAATACAGATACAGGATTAGCAGAATATTTTGATGGAAGTAATTTTAAACCTCTTGACGCTCCACCAACAGTTCAATCAATATCACCTGCAAATATAGCTGAAAGTAATTTAGGTTCTAGTCAAACTATTGTTATTACTGGTTTCAGTTTTTCAGCTACAGTCACAGCAAAAATAATAGGTAATGATGGAACAGAATTTACACCAGCTTCAACGACAAGAAACAGTTCTACACAAGTTACTATTACTACACCTACAAATTTAACAGTTAACAACGAACCATACGATATAAAAATAACTAATTCATCAAGTCTATCATCTACACTATTAGACGCATTATCAATTAATGACACACCAGTATTTTCTACTGCAGCAGGTTCTTTAGGAACACTAGCTGATAATGGTAGAGCATCATCAAATTTAACACCGATTGCATTTACGGATGAAGAAAGTTCACCAACAGTTTCAGTTACATCAGGTTCTTTACCTTCAGGAATAACTTTAAATTCTAATGGTACTTTTTCTGGAACTGCAAATCCTGTAGGTTCAAATACTACATCAACTTTTACAGTTACAGCTACGGATGGAGCAGAAACAGCAACAAGACAATATACAATTACAGTTCAAGCACCTGTAATTACTTTTGCTACTGCAGCAGGTTCTATTGGAAGTTTTACTGAAGCTACTAGACAGAGTTATAGTTTAAGTCCAGTAACAGCTACGGTTACATCAGGTACATTAAGTTACGCTGTTCAATCAGGAAGTTTACCTGATAGTTTATCATTAAACACCTCAACAGGTGCAATTACAGGCACACTAGATGGAGTTACGTCATCAACAACTTCTACGTTTACTATAAGAGCAACGACAACTTCAGCATCAGTAACTGCTGATAGACAATTTACAATTACAGTATTACCTCCAATTGCAATAGCAATAACATCAGGAAGTATTGTTGCAGGATTAAGTAGTACACTAGCTTTATCTGCCACAAACACAGACGGAACAGTTGATGTAGTTTTTAAAGAAGGTGACACTACACTAGCAACTGTATCAAGCCAGTCTGTTAGTGGTAATGCTTTGTCTGTAACAGTACCAAGCGATGTTTATAATCAAAGTTCTGGAGACTCAATAAAAATCACAGTTGATGATGGTGGAAATATATCTAATGAAGTAACCACAACTATAGCAAGTGCTCCGAGTGGAGGTTCAATTAGTACATCAGGTTCATTTCGTATTCACACGTTCACTTCATCTGGAACTTTTACTAATGGAATTGCAAATTTATCTGTAGAATATTTAATCGTTGCTGGTGGCGGTGGTGGAATGGGAAGACATGGCGGAGGTGGAGGAGCAGGCGGTTATCGTACTGCTACAACTAGCATTTCTGCAACTTCATATTCAGTTTCTATTGGTGGTGGAGGTTCTTCATCAGGTGACCCTGGAGGAGGTTCTCCTGGAGGTAACCAAGGAGGTCGAGCCGGTGATGGAAGTAACTCATCTGCATTAGGAATTACATCTAATGGTGGTGGAGGTGGCTCTACCTACGGTAATGGTGGAAGTGGTGGCTCTGGTGGAGGTGGCGGTTGGGCTGCTTCTGGTGGTTCTGGAACTTCTGGTCAAGGAAATAATGGTGGTGCTGGTCCTCCTAGTAATACTAGCGGTTACGGAAGTGGTGGAGGCGGAGGTGCAAGCTCTGCAGGTGGTTCCGGTGGAAACTCAGGCGGTGGCGGTGGTAACGGTTCATCTTCATCAATAAGTGGTAGCTCAGTAACTTACGCTGGTGGCGGAGGTGGAGGAGCATACAATGGTAGTCATGGCTCTAACGGTTCTGGAGGTGGAAGTACATCAAACAGAGGTGGTGGTGGCCGAGGTGGTGGTGAAAATGGATACAGATCTTCTCAAAGTGGTGGATCTGGTATTGTTATAATAAGGTATCAATTATAGAATAAAATTATGGCACATTACGCAAAAGTAAATAATGGAATAGTAGAAAAAATAATAGTAGCGGAAGCAGATTATTTTGATACTTTTATTGATAATAGTCCTGGAGAATGGATACAAACTTCTTATAATACAAGAGGTGGTGTTCATTATGAACCTAACACTGATACACCAAGTGATGATCAATCAAAAGCTTTAAGAAAAAATTATGCTGGTATAGGTTATACTTATGACAGTGGTAGAGATGCATTCATTCCCCCAAAACCTTACAACAGTTGGACATTAAATGAAACAACTTGTTGGTGGGAATCTCCTGTTGCTTACCCTAGTGATGGTGAAGTATATTTATGGAATGAAGAAAAATATCAAGCAGATAACACACAAGGATGGGAGCAAGTATAATGGCAAGTTATATAGGGGTTAACCCACCACAACAAACAGGAATTGTAAATAGATTTCAATTTACGGCTACTGCTAATCAAACAGTATTTACTGGTGCAGATGCCAATGGTGTTACACTTTTTTATATATCTTCTAACCCAACTTTAGTTTTTTTAAATGGTGTTCAACTAGTTGTAAATACTGATTATACACAAACTGATAATGATACAATTACGCTTGCTTCGGGTGCGACTGTAAATGATGAAGTTGAAATTATGGGTTTCGGATCATTTGATTTAAATAATGCTGCAACAACAAGATCACAATTAGGTTTAGGAACTGCTGCAACAAAAGATGTTGGAACTGGTGCAAATAATGTAGTTCAATTAAATGGTTCTTCAGCATTACCAGCTGTCGATGGTTCTAACTTAACAGGAATTAATACGGATGTTGTTGATGATACTACACCACAATTAGGTGGTAATTTAGATACAAACGATAAAAATATTATAACTGTTTCAAACAGAGATATAAATTTATACCCAAATGGTACAGGTGCTGTTGAAGTAGGTGGTAATACAAACCCTGGTACATTAATTTTGAATTGTGAAGCTAATTCCCACGGGATTAAACTGCAGTCGCCTCCGCATAGCGCATCCCAGAGCTACACACTAAAATTTCCTACAGGAAATGTTACAGCAGATAGATTTTTAAAAGTAGCTAGTATTACAGGTTCGGGTGCAACAGCAGTCGGTCAATTATCTTTTGCTGAAGTATCAGCTGGTATTTCATGGCAAGCAGTTAAAACTGCAAATTTTACTGCGGTAGCACAAGAAGGTTATGCAGTTAATACTACATCTGGTACAGTAGCGGTTACGTTACCCTCATCACCAAGTGTTGGAGATAATGTTGCAATAGTAGATTATGCAGGTACTTTTAATACTAATAATTGTTCAATATTACCTAACGGTAATAAAATTGAAGGATCAACAAATGCGCAAGGTTTATCAACTAATAGAGTCGCAATAAATTTAACTTACATAGATAGTACTCAAGGGTGGTTAATAACCTCAGAAGGAAGTTCAACTCCGATTACAGGACCTGTAATTACATGGAACACTGCTTCAGGTACGTTAGGAACAATTACAGATGCTCAAAGATCTGGTGGTTTTTCTTTAAGTTCCGCAGGAGCTTCTGCTAGTATTGGAACTCCTACATTTTCAGTTACATCAGGTTCTTTGCCTGGTGGATTATCAATTGTATCTTCAACAGGTGCAATTACAGGAACTGTTACTAATCCAGTTTCTACATCTACAACATCTAATTTTACAGTTACGGCTTCGATTTCTAATTTTGGATTTACAGAGACAAGAAATTTTTCTATTACTGTTCAAGCCCCTATAATTACTTTTGCTACTGCTGCTGGAACTTTAGGAACTGTTGCAGATGGGTCTAGATCAAATGGAAATTATACCTTATCACCTGTTACCGCTACAACAACATCAGGATCATTAACATATGCTGTAACTACTGGATCACTTCCTGCTAGCGTTTCTTTAAACAGTTCAACTGGAGCTATAACTGGCAATTTTGATGCTGTTGGATCAAATACTACTACACAATTTACAATCACTGCTACTGAAACATCAAGTTCTGTAACTGCTGCAAGACAATTTTCTATTACAGTTCAAGCACCCATTGTTGTAGATTTTTTAGTTATCGCTGGAGGTGCTGCTGGTGGAACTGGAGGTACTGGTGGATCTGCTTCAGTTGGTGGAGCTGGAGGAGGTGGTGCTGGAGGTTATAGAAATTCTTATAATAATGAAACTTCTGGGGGTGGAGGTAGTTCTGAAAGCTCTCTTACTTTAATAGCTGGAACGCAATACACAATAACAGTTGGTGGCGGTGGTAGTGGAAGTGGTTCAATTGATCAACGAGGAAACTCAGGAAACAATTCAGTCTTTTCTTCAATCACATCTACCGGTGGTGGCGGTGGTGGTTCTGGTAATGATGGTACAGGAAACTCTGGTGGTCTAAGTGGTGGATCTGGAGGCGGAGGTGGAGAAACTGCTGGTGGTGGTTCTGGAACTTCCGGTCAAGGTTTTAGTGGTTCAAGTGGAGCAGGAAATAATAATGGTGGAGGCGGTGCAGGCGGTGCTGGTTCTTCCGGAGGTGCTGGCTCAGGAAATAATGGTGGTAATGGTGGTAACGGTGTTGCATCATCAATTAATGGTTCATCCGTAACAAGAGCTGGTGGTGGCGGCGGAGGTGCTAACACTACAGCTACACCTGGATCTGGAGGTTCTGGTGGTGGAGGTGCTGGTGGAACAACTGCAGGACACGGTACAGATAACACAGGTTCTGGTGGAGGTGGCGCATCAGATAGACCAAGTAGAGTAAGTGGTAATGGAGGTTCTGGATTAGTTATTTTAAGATTACCTACAGCTGTTTACTCTGGAACAACGACTGGTTCACCTTCAGTTTCAACAAGTGGTTCAGATACAATATTAACATACACAGGTTCAGGGAGTTACACAGCGTAATGGCACATTTTGCAAAATTAGGAACAGGAAATATAGTTGAAAAGGTTGAAGTAGTATCTAACGATGTTGCAACGACTGAACAAAATGGAATAGATTTTTTAAATAATTTATATGGAACAAGAGATATTTGGAAACAAACATCATACAATGGAAATATAAGAAAAAATTATGCAGGTATTGGTTTTACCTATGATGAAACAAGAGATGCATTTATAGGACCACAGGTATATCCAAGTTGGGTATTAAACGAAGATACTTGTCGTTGGGAAGCACCTGTCCCTTATCCTTCAGATGGGTTATCATATTATTGGGATGAAGAAACTCAAACATGGATTGAAGGAACTGAATAATGGTAAAAGTCAAAATAAATAAATTATATAACATAGTATCGAGGTAACCCTTGTCTTTCGGTTTTAAATCATTTGCTGAAGCTTCGTTTGCTTCACTCGGAGAAACTAGTGTTAATGTAGCTGTCACAGGTTCACAATTAAATAGTTCTATTGGTGCTTCAACTGTAGTTGCAGATGCAAATGTAAATGTAACAGGTTCACAATTAACAGCTTCTTTAGGTAATTCTGAGATAGATGTAAATACACTTGTAAGTGTAACAGGTTCACAATTAACATCTTCTATTGAAAGTGTTACAGCAAGAGCGGGATCTATTGCTACAGTTACTGGATCTCAACTTACAATGTCTATAGGTGAAGAAGATCTTGTAGGAAATGCAAACGTTTCAGTCACAGGTTCACAATTAAATTTATCACTTGGTACATATTCTATAAGTGCCGATGGTAATGTAAGTGTTATTGTCACTGAACATGACATGGTGATGTCAACAAATAGTGTTAATGTTGCAGCAGACGCAAATGTAAGTGTTACAGGAAGTCAAATACAAACATCAATTGGTTCTGAATCAGTTGCAATTAGTCAAGATATTAATGCTGTAGGAAGTCAAATACAAACATCAATTGGTTCTGAAACAATTACCGCAGATGCAAACGTAACTGTAACTGGAAATCTAATAACAGCTGCTTTAGGAGAAGAAACTATAGATGTAAATACTCCTGTAGATGTTACAGGTTCTCAGTTAACATCTTCTATTGGTACGGCAGTAGCTGTTCCAGGAGTAGAGGTGCTTGTTACAGGTTTACAATTAACAGGTTCTATAAATAGTCCTCTTATTACTGCTTGGTCTAATGTAGATCCAGAAGTGACTAACACATGGACTGAAGTAAATAAGGCAGTTTCTAATACTTGGACAGAAGATAATAAAGGAGTTTCTAATACTTGGACAGAAGTTGATAAGGCAGCTTAAACAGAGTATAATACAGAATTATGGCATCAACTTTTTCATCAGATCTTAAACTAGAACTTATGGCTACCGGTGAGAATGCCGGTACATGGGGAACTAAAACAAATACAAATTTAGAGCTTGTTCAACAAGCAATAGCAGGTTTTGAATCTATAACTTTATCAAGTGGCTCAACTACAGCTTTAGTTATGAGTAATGCATCTATTTCTACTGCTAGAAATATGGTAATTAAATTTGCAACTATTACACTTTCAGGCGCAACAACAGTTACAATACCAGACTCTATAGAAAAATTTTATATATTTGATTGTAGATTAATTACTAATCCAACAAATCTTACTATTAAAACTGCTTCAGGAACTGGTTTTACATTAGACTCTTCAAAGATTTATGCAGCATATGCTGATGGCACAAACTTAAATGAAGTATCCTTAGATACTTTAGGTGGCACAATAGCGACAGCTTCGATTGCTGACGATGCAGTGACCAGTGCAAAAATTGCTGATGACGCAATAGTGAGTGCGGCTATCGCTGACAATGCTGTTTTGACCGTAAACATTTCTAACGCAAATGTAACCACAGCCAAAATAGCGGACGATGCAGTAACAGCTGATAAACTTCAAAGAAAATTTACAATAAGTCAATCTTCCCCATCCGGAGGTAATGATGGAGACATTTGGTTTAAATATTCATAGGAGTTTAAATGGCTAATACCTATGCTAAAGTTTCAGGAACATTTGAAGAAATAGATAACGCATACGGCAAAGTATCAGGTACTTGGCAAGAAGCAGATGAAATATATGCAAAAGTATCTGGTGTTTGGCAATTGGTATTTGCAGCTTTTGAAGCAACTTCATACTCAACATTAAGTTCTGGTTCAGGAACTTTTACAGTACCACAAGGTGCTAATGCACTTCATATTGAAGCGGCAGTTGGAGGTGGAGGCGGTGGAGTCAGAGGAGCTGATTATGACAAAGCAGGTGGTGAATCTGCTGGTGGGGCAGGCGGATCTGGTGCTTTTGTATCTGATCAAATTTATTCTGTAACAGAGGGTGAAACCATATCTTATTCGATAGGTTCAGCTGGTAATGCTGGTAACAGTGGAAGTTCATTTACAGGTGGAGGAAACGGTTCAGGTGGAGGAAACACTACACTATCTGGTTCAACAACAGGATCAATATTCACATTAACTGGAGGAGGTGCAGCATCTTACAGTGGTGGAGGAGTACAAGGCCCTTTGAGATCTAACACAGCAGGTTCTGCAGGTTCAGCTACAATATCAGCAACACTAATCACCTCAGGTAATTTTAGAGATAGTGACGGAACTTCTAAAGCAGTAACAACAAATACATCTGGTCCAGTAGGTTCTTTCAACCAATCTGGTAATGGAGCAGTAGGTGGTAATAAAGGAAACTGTGGTGGAGACAACTGTAGAATAGGTGGATCTGATGGTGCTGATTCTTATTCAGGAAATATTTCAGGGGGAACCGGAGGATCATCGTCAGGTTCTGGTTCTAATGGTGTTGCAGGAACTAGAGGATCTGGAGGTGGAGGAGGTTCTGCTCAAGTATCAGGTAGTCCAGGATCTACTAGTGGAGCCAACGGTGGAGCCGGAGAAGTTAAGTATAGATTTTTACGAGTACAATAGTATAGTGCCTTATGGCAAATATATCTAAATGGTTTGGTTATCCTGTATACATAACTAAACTAGAAAACTTTGAAGATATTAATAAAAAAATTGTCCCTATAATATTAAGAGATATTACTCCAACCAATTCTCAATACTCACGAACCACGGACGTAAAGCCAAAAGAATTACAATCTATTGATGATAATTTACACAAAGATAAAAGATTTAAAGAATTGTACAATGAATTATCTAAAGTAATACAGGGTTGTTTATCTGCACAAAAATATAATCTAGATTTGTTTGAAGTTTATATTACAAAATCTTGGGCTACCTTATCTACCAAAGAACAACATATTGCCTATCATAGACACATGAGTAGTCACTTTAGTTTTGTCTATTACCCACAAGCTCATGAACAAGGTAATCTTTTTTTACTTGATGACGATGCACATAAGGTAGGATTAAATATACCAAAAAGAAATCCATATTTTACTGAGTGGGATCATAACAATTATGGTAAAGCTGAATACCCTGCCGAGACAGGTAATGTAGTTATATTTCCCTCTATGATGTTTCATGAAACAGGAAAGAATAAAAAGGATATACCAAGACTCTCTATATCAGGAGATATAATGTTTACCATGAAAGAAGGGGTTAAATCTGAACATAATATACCTTCTCCTTCGACTTGGATGAAGCTATAAAATGTTGTAAAATGGCTTATGCCTTTAAGAAATGTAAGAATAGCCCCAGGTTTTAACAAAGCAGATACTCCTTCAGGAGCAGAGGGTCAATGGATTGATGGTGACTTTGTAAGATTTAGATATGGTCAACCAGAAAAAATAGGTGGTTATACAGCTATCGGACAACAAACTATTTCTGGACCAACACGTGCTCAACACACTTGGACAGATTTAGAAGGTAATAGATATGCAGCACTAGGTACTTCAAAAGCTTTATATATTTATTATGAAGATAAGTTTTATGATATTACTCCTTTAGCGACAGCTTTAACAGGTGCTACTTTTACATCTACAAATGGATCTAATACTGTTACTGTAAATAAAACAAGTCATGCTTTAGATGTCGGAGAATATATAACTTTTACTTCGGTTACTTTACCAGGTGGTGGAGCTACAGGTTTTACTGTAGCTAATTTTCAAGATTTTACTTATGAAGTTTTAACTGTGCCAAATGCAAATACTTTTACAATTCAAATGAAAACAAACGAGTCTGGTTCTGGTATGACTGCAGCAGGATCTACAAGCATTAATCCTTATGAAGAGATAGGACCAACAATACAAACATATGGCTATGGTTGGGGTACTAGTACATGGGGTACAGTTGGTTGGGGTTCTGGAACAACAAGTTCTTCTGTTATACTTGATCCTGGTAGTTGGTCATTAGATAACTTTGGCCAACAGTTAATAGCCACTATTAAAGATGGTAAAACATTTGTGTGGAATCCTGGTGTATCAAATCCATTAGAACAAAGATCAGTAATTATGTCAGGTGCTCCAACAGCATCAAGATTAACAATTACCTCAGATAGAGATAGACACGTTGTTCATTTTGGAACTGAAACAACTATAGGGGATTCTACCACACAAGATCCTATGTTTATTAGATTTAGTGATCAAGAAAATTTTAGTGTTTATCAACCAACTTCAGTAAATACTGCAGGAACATTTAGACTTGATACAGGTAATAAAATTGTAGCTGCCGTATCTGGTAAAGACTATAACTTAATTTTAACTGATCAAGCAGCATATACAATGCAGTTTGTAGGTCCACCATTTACTTTTTCAATAAGACAAGTAGGCTCTAATTGTGGATGTATTGGACAACATGCTACAGTTTATGCTGATGGTAAAGTTTTTTGGATGGGTTCAGGTGGAGGTTTTTTTGTATTTGATGGTACGGTTAAATTACTTCCATCACTTGTTGAAGACTTTGTATTTACAACTACTGGGACAAACGTAGGAATAAATTATTCTTCAAATGAAATTATATATGGATCACATAATTCTTTATTTAATGAAATTGTATGGTTCTATCCAGCAGGTACTCCCGCAGGTAATCCAGCAGTTCAAAATAACAGAGCCGTAGTTTATAATTATGTTGAAAATAGTTGGTCTACTATGACCCTTGCCAGAAGTTCTTATGCAGACGCAAGCACTTATGATGTCCCTTATGCAACAGAATATAGTTCAACGGGAACACCATCTTTTTCAAATTTAAGTGGTGCTACAAATACTTTTGGTGCATCTACTTACTATGCCCATGAAGTGGGTAATAATGAAATAGCTTTGGATGGTACGGAAACAGCTATACCTGCTTTTATTCAATCTGGAGATTTTGATCTTCCTACTGACGGTGATGGAGAGTATTTACTTAGGTTAAGTAGATTTTTACCAGATTTTAAAAATCTTCAAGGTAATGCGGTTGTTACAATTTTTTTAAAAAATTTTCCAATAGATTCTGGATCATCTTCACAACTTGGTCCTTTTACAATTAATGCTAACACACAAAAAATAGACACTAGAGCTAGAGGAAGACTTGCTAATATAAAAATACAAAATACTGCAGTAGATGAAACATGGAGATTTGGAACATTTAGAGCAGACGTTAACCCAGATGGAAGAAGATAATGGCTAAGATAAACGTATATGTACCAGAACCACCACAAGAATATAGTGTTGAAGGATTTAGACAAATAAACCAAGGTCTTGCAACTATTGAAAATCAATTGAATACTTCATATCAACAAGACTTGAAAAACGAACAAGATTCGTTTAATTACTTTATGCAATGACAATAAGATATAAAAGCGAAACATTTGATTTAACAACTACTAACGTTACACCAGTTTTAACGTGCCCTAGTGATGCAACTATTATTGTAAAAAGTATACAAGCAGTACATGACACTGCAAGTAATGTAGATACTCACGCAATAGTAACTAAATCAGGTGGATCTGCTGTAAAAGTATCTTATTCAGAACTAAATAAAGCAACTGTAAATATGGTTAAAGGTTCTCTTAATTTAGAAGCTAGCGATATCTTATCAATGCAAGCAGGTGCAGCTAATGAGATTACAGGAATTGTTAGTTATGCTTTGATAGATCGTTCACAAGAAAATGGCTAGAAAATTTAAAGACTTTGTTGAAAGAGATAAACCTAGGAAAAGACCTAGAAGACACTGTAAGAATCCTAACAAAAAAAAGAAGTTGCAGAATAATAAAAAATATAATAGACAAGGACGGAGACAAAAATGAGTGATATAATTAAACTACCAGCAGAAGCAAAAGAAATAGTTAAACATAAAAGAACAGGTAAGGTCTATGCTGATAAAGCTGAGTTTGATGCTGATGTTGCTGATCCCAATACTGATACTACTAATGATGATTTTAGGCAAGACTTGGAAATTAAAGTTACTAGAGTTACTATGGGAGCTGCCACAAAAAAATAATGCAACCTCGAGGCGCAACCGAAATTCAAATGGAGATGCTGAGTAAGTATGTCGATAAAGAGCTATTAGATAAATTTCAAATCTGTACATCCATACCAGGTAAAGTTTTACTAAATCCTAAAAAAATAAATATACTTTGGCAAAAAAATTCTTGGGATCAACCTAATCTACAAAATTTTTTTAGAAATAAAGACAGGCATAATGAGTATGATTGGTATGTATTTAATAGTCATTGGAACTATGAGAAGTTTAGATACTTTTTTGATATACCTACAGAAAAATGTATTGTTATTAAAAATGGAATGGATAAATTTCCTCAAAGAAAAATATATAAGAAGGGTGATCCAATAAAACTTATACATCACTGTACACCATGGAGAGGACTCAATGTTCTTTTACGTGCAATGCAGGAAATAAAAAACCCTAATATTATATTAGATGTATATAGTTCTTCGCAAGTCTATGGAGATGAATTTAAAAAACGTAATGAAGATCATTTTAAAGACTTATATGAACAAGCAGAAAAATTACCAAATGTAAATTATATCGGATACAAACCAAATGAATATATTTTAGAAAAAATGCCAAGCTATGATATGTTTGTGTATCCATCTATATTTGAAGAAACTTCTTGTGCTTCAGCTTTAGAAGCACTAGCTTCAGGAGTCCATGTAATTGCAAATAATTTTGGAGCCCTATATGAAACATGTGCGGAGTGGCCTGTATATGTAAACTACTCAACTGATTATGAGAGCATGGCAGTAGCTACCGGTAATGCTATTGAAGTTGCAGCAAGTTATTTACATGAAGATTTTATGCAAGACCATTTAGAAGAACAACAAAAATTTTATAAGCGATTTTATAGTTGGAAGAAAAAAGGAATGGAATGGACAAGCTTTTTGAAAGGAGCCATAAGTGAAAGAAACAATAAATAGTGATACCTATCAAACACTCAAAGAATTAAAAGTAGACTCAAAACCATTTGATAAAGCAATTGAGCCTTTATGGAAAAATGATAGTTCTAAAGAAGAAATAAAACCATACTCTATTTTTGTTGCTACACCTGTTCATAGTGAATGTTCTATTCATTACACACAAGCATTATTAGAGTTACAAAAAATAGCTTTTCAAAAGAAAATAAAAATTAAATTTCAGTTAATGAAATCTTCACTTGTTACACAAGGAAGAAATCTATGTGTTGCAGGATTTTTAGAATCTGACTTTACACATATGTTATTTATAGATTCAGATATATATGTTCAAGCAGAGTCTATTTTAAAAATGATTGAAAGAGACAAAGATGTTATATCAATACCATATCCATTAAAAACAATGATGTGGGATAAAGCAATGGACAGAATTAATGATAATCAAATAAAAAATATAAAAGATTTAAAAACAGCTCTTAACACTTATCCTATGAGAGTAGCAGATGATAATGATATAAGAGTAAATAAAGGAGTAATGGAAGTAACTCATAGTCCAACAGGATGCATGCTTATTAAAAGAAATGTAATAGATAAATTAATTAAAGCATATCCAGATAAAGGCATAGTACAAAAGACTGTGATTAATGGAGAGTATGTAGATAAGCCCCATATGTGGAATTTTTTTGATTGCATACATGATCCAGAGACTAAGACCTATCTTGGAGAAGACTTCTCTTTCTGTAAGTTATGGAAGGATATAGGTGGTAAATGTTATGCCTATATAGGGGATACTA